GTTGAGCCGGCTTAATGGTATGCCTGTCGATGCGGTCAACTTTTTTCGGTTCGTAGGGGTTTTCGATGCTGTCTCGGTGATATTTGCGGCTTATGCCATGGCCATCGGCCTCAAGGTTGCCAAAGCTGCCTATCAACGTAAGGGGAGTAAGCTCGATGCTTAAGCTTGTTACAGGTCTCCCAGGCGCTGGCAAAACCTCCAATGAACTTTGGGATTTTCTCAACAATAAGGACTATGTCGGACGTCCTAAATTTGCCACTCCTATCAAGGGTTTTGTGGCTGCAAATCATGGTGTTACTGAGATTCCCCACATTGATCAGTGGCGGGAATTGCCTGAAGGATCGGTCATTTTTTGTGATGAGGTCCAACGATATTGTGGGACGGATTTGGGCCGGGATGCTCCCCAATGGGTACAGGATTTCGCGATCCATCGGCACTCAGGTAAGGACTTAATTCTGGTCACTCAGGCCCCTGGTTTTTTGCACCCATTCGCAAGGAAATTGGTTCAACCTCACGTCAATTATCATCGCCCGTATAACCTCGGGCGGGTTATGCGTTATTCATGGGAATCGGTCCAGTCTGACCCGGCGTCTAAGACAGCTAGGAACACCGGCCAGAGTTCGATGATCAAAACTAACCCCGAGGTGTTCAAGCTTTACACGTCCACGGTCCTGGATACCCATAGACCAAAGCCTCCGATGAAGTCCCTGATCATCCTTGGCGTTGCTGTTCTTGTTGCCGTTCTCGGTCTTGGTTTTGCGACCAGATTCGTCTTGCATTTGGCTAATTCGGAACCTGTGCCTGAACCCGCGGCTACGCAGGCGGTTGTTCATGCTGCTGCACAGGTTGTTCCTGATAAGCTTTCTTCTGAGGCTGAAGCCAAGCCTGTTTGGACTGAACAAACTATCAAGCCACGCATTGCGTCTCTGCCGCATACAGCGCCTGTTTACGATCAGTTGACGGCTCCAACTGATTTTCCTCGCGTTGCCGCCTGTATGAGTTCAGAGAGTCGAGGAACATGTAATTGCTATACGCAGCAGGCCACGCCGGTGGACGTGCCGCAAAGTGCTTGTTTGGTTTTCATCCGCCACGGCAGTTTTGATCCATGGCTTAGCGGTAGGCATCAGCAGACTGAACCGGCATCGAGGGTGGAGCCTGTAGCAGCTCTCGAGCGGCGTCCTGTTAACGGCTCTGGATTTACCGTAGTGGCTGACAGCGGTAGCACGGCGCGAAAGGCTGCAAAGGACACCAACTGATTATCTGTGGACATTCGCATAATGGGATTGACGTTATGGTACTTGCGCCCGAACGGGCAGAATCCGGCCACCGGAAAATGATCACTCCGGGGCCGGATTTAGCCATAGCGTCTATTATGCGAACCCTTCGATTAGCCTTACCTCGACCTGCCCGCAGGGCATTAGGCGCCACGCGATCGACAGCCAGATCCTGGAACATCCGCGCCGGTACCCGGCAACGCCGGCCCAATCTCCAGCCGTAAAAAAACCCCAAAAGATCGGTAGATCCCTGAGGTTTTTGCCCGCGTTCAAAGCCCCTCAAATCGCCTCAGATCCCATCCGCGCATTGTTCAACCAAGAGCGTGTTGCATGGTTCTTCGCGCAGCCTGCACGGTCCCAGGACGTCCAGCACCATCGCAGGACAGGTCCCGGAGGTTCGATACCCCAGCGCTAAATGATCAGGCGGTATTTCTCAGCCAGGCGCTGTGCCAGCTCGTTTAAATGGTTCAGCGTGTCCACGTCTATCAGAGTTTCGCTGTCACCAAAGCCTGTGCCGTAAAACACGAGCACTGAGCCTTGTTGCTCGACCTCAGTGAGTTGCATCAATGGTGTTGCCCAGGCTTCCAGCGCCAATGCTTCGTTGGCCTTTTCCAGCAGCTCTCCGCGTGTCAATGCGATTCTCATGTGTCAGTCCTTTTTGACCTGGGCGGGTGGGGGTGGTGTTACACCCCCACTTTACCGCAACAGCCTGCGGTTCTCGGATCAGCAAATCAGTTCAACCGTTCTTGATGGAAGACCAGCAACAACCCTTTTATGGAGCGTCGAACCTCGGCCTGTTGTTCCTCTGGAAGGTTCGCCACCTCCTGCAGGAGGATTGTCAGCTCGGCAGCTACAGACCGTTCGTCTGGATCCAATAATATTTCGTCTGTTGAAACACCAAGGCCTTTTGCTATCTGCCGGATAGGGTTTGCGGTTGGCTGGACCTCTCCACGCTCGTATTTCGTGAATGTTGAGGGAGCGATTCCGCAAAGAGTTGCGGCTTTCTCTGCGCTCAACCCTTTGATTTCACGAATCTTTTTGATGTTCTCCCCGAACGCCATTTCTGAACTGCCTTCTGCCTGGATTTGGTTCACAGATAGTAACCCCCGTATTTTTTGCATCGGTCTTATACGGTGCAATTGTCACCCGTATAAGGGTTGATTTCTAGATACCACATGCGGTAGCTTTAGTTCCCATATAAGGGGCTTGACGGGATTCTAGGAATGTTTATCGATTGGCTGAAGGTTTCACAGGAGTTCGACTACGACTTACCAGTCGTATGCGACATTGTGACCAAAACCATCGACACCATAACCGGCGAAGTTCTCAGCAGTAGGCAGCCGCGCTTTCAGCATGAAGGCAGTCATAGCTCCCGCGTCAACATTCAAATCCAGGGCCGCAAAATCACCGTTGATGGGAATCCGTCGAGGCTCAATCGCCATGACAACCTTTGGGGTTTTGAGACTGTCGATCAGTGCATTTCGGTCTACAACAATCTTTTGTCGCAGTACGGTTTGCCCGGTTTCACCAAGTGTTCTCGATTTGAGATCCGTCAGGGTGAATCGGGTGCCAAGAGTTCTCAGCTTTGGGCTGATGGTTGCTGCATTCATCGAATCGATTTGACTACCAATATCGCGGTGGGGAAGGGCAATGAAACCGCTTATTTGCGTGCCCTGGCTACTCAGCGGGTTGGTCACTCAATTGGCCGTTTGTTTCCTAATGGTAAGTCTGTGGATTGGACGACTTCCGGAAGCGGGAAGGGTGCACGACTTCAATACCGGAAGGCTTATGACAAGTCTTTTGAGATGTTTGATAAACATTTGCCAAAGGTTAAGCGCGCTTTTGGTGATAACTCAATTGAATATAAATACGCGCAGGACATTTATCAGTATGCCTTGGACACGGGCATCGTCCGTTTAGAACAAGAGTTGAAAAGCGAATTTTTAAGCCGTGAAAAGCTGTGTTTCTGGGGCCTCTTTGATGAAGGCAAATATCTCACTCTGCATACAGAGTTTCTCAGCGTTGACGAGCGCTTGAAGGTGACAAAGATGGATATGGTAAGTATTGCTCAGCAGTTGTTACTGGAAAAAGTTGTCGATTCAACCAGGGCGGCAAATCTCACTGCATCTTATGCGTTGCTTTGGATGCATGGTCAGGAGATTGTTTGTTCTCAGCGTTCTTTCGAGACTCATGCCGCGCGTCTTAATCGAATTGGTATCAATATTCGTAGTACTTGCGATCTTAAGACTTTCAGTAATGTCTTTATTCGTGAAATGCGAGAAATTAATCCTGTTAAAAATATTGCGCCGCCTAGTTGGTACAAGCGGCCAAGTCATTTACAGGTTGCTGCGTGATGTTTGTCCTTGATGGGTCCGGCCTTCTCGGGCAGTGGTTTATGCTTAATGTGTTTATGTGGTGTTCTTTGCTCGTAGTTGGTGTGTTTGTTCTTAACGATGGTGAAAGTTGAGAGGCTGCTCATGATCGTAAGTTTTCAAGGTGCACAACTCAGCCAGGGTCAGCGTCGTCAGCTTGAGTTCCAACGCAACTCAAGGGCGGCTTTTCTGAACACCGTGCTTGCTGATCAGGTTGCTGAAACTATCAAGGCTGTTGATGAGCGTAAAGAGGCCGGGTTGAAGCCTGAGAAGGTTTGGTTTGTTGACCGTCAGGAATCGGGCACCTGCTGTGTTGCTGAATGGATGGGTTACTGATGGAACGTCAAGATTATTTGAAGTTGCGTTTGGAGGTTGAACAGGAAATATCGGCTGGCTTGCATACAGCGGTTGATGTAGATGTTTTGACTAATAGTGTGATGCGGCTTTTTTTGCAGTCGATTAGCAGCACGGAAGTAAAGCGTCAGACTATCGCCAAGCAATTCAAAAATTTTAAACGTAGTTCTGATACCACCACGCCCAGTTGGGCATACAAAAATCCGGGCTTGTGTGACCGGATTCCGACACTGAAAGAGGCTTAAAAATGTCTAGCATTCCTACCATTGTTGTTGAAGTAACTGGCATTCATCGTTCCGGGACTGCTGCTAAAAGCGGCAAACCTTATTGCATGTATGAGGCGTTCTGTCATTTACCGAATGTTCCTTATCCTCAAAAGGCGTCGTTCTACGCGGAAATGCCTTCTCAGGTTCCACAACCTGGGACTTATCAGTGCGACGTTATCGCGGATGTTCGTGATGGTCGCCTTGAGTTCACCGTCGATCCTCGCCAGGGCCGTCGTGTGAACAGTTCGCCGAAGGCTGCGGCTGTTTAACCATGGCTCAACTTCCGGGAGAGGTCTATACGCGTATTTGCATGACGCCGGGTGCTCAGGGGTCTCTCCCGACTGATTGTGTCTACGTGCTTGTTAAGGGTGAGGTTTTTTTTCCACCTGATACGGGTCTCAATAAAGAGCAATGGGATGAACTTTTCGGCGCAATTATCGGTGTTGTCGTTCTTGTAATTATTTTCGCGATCCTAAAGAAAGCGATTGAGCAGTAGTAACACGCAACAAAAAGGCATTTCGCCAAAACGTCAAAACGGAGTAACAAACATGAAAGTAATGAATAGCAAAACTGTACAAGCTGCCGTGGCTGCTGGTGCCCTCGTTGGTGCAGCTTCGTCTCAGGCGGCTATCGATACGACGCCTGTCATTGCGTCTCTGACCGAGGCGGGTACCGCTGTAGGTGTTATCGGTGCGGCTGTCCTGGGTGTCGTCGTCATCGTCAAGACGTTCAAGTACATCCGTGGGGCGTTCTAACAGGTTTTCAGCCTGTTCGTAGACAAAAAGCCCCGGTTTAACACACCTGGGCTTTTTTTATCGGAAAGGGCAAGTAAGCGCAAAATGTGAGGCACGAACATTGCGCGTGTTGCCCGCTCATTTTATTTTAACTATTGAGTACATTGCCGTGGCTTATATCGTCCGAATATTGGCGTTACTTACTTTGAGCCTCGGCTTTGTGACTTGTGCAAGTGCCGCAACTCAGGTCTATTGGCGTCCTTCTGATACCAATAACGATTATGCTCGACCTACCGCGCAATCTGCTTGCGATCATTTTGCTTCTTCTTCTTATACTGCCCCAACTGCTTATTATAAGTCGGCTTCTGTTACTTATGCGTCTGCCACTGAGGCTTCGTGTAAAGTTTTGATAGGTATGGGTTATAGTCCTGAGGGGCAGGAATATACAGCAACTGTTAATGCTGGTTGGATTATTCGATTTGGTGACACTTGTCCTGGCGGTGCTCCTATCGGTGCGCAGCAGGAATGCCCTGAAGTTGAGGTTTATGAGCCGGGTGAAAAGTGTGATGATCAGACCGGTGGGACGCCTTCTGATCCTATGATATTTGACGATACAGTTGGTAAGTGTGTTCGTTTTACTGAATCTGAAGGTGATGCGCCATGCACTTTTCTTAAGTCTGCCGGTGATGGTAATCCTTCTTACACCGGAACGGCATATAGTGTTGCGGGAACTGTTAATGCTGGTGGTGTCGCGTCGGCGCCTCCGACTTTTGCCCAAGATGGTCTTAGGTGTGAAGTTAGTACGGTTTCAACTACGGATTGTAAGACTTCTGTGTCCGGTGATGTAACTTGTAATGTAATTGGTAAGTTTACCGGAAAAGCAAGTTCAACGGGCGCTTTGGATGTTTCGGACCATCTGTGTCCGAACGGTACTTGTCCAGCTCAGGAGCCGGAAACCAAGGCGACTGAGCAACCTTGTAATCCTGTCGGGAATGGAGCTGGAGGTTCGACCTGCACTCAGGTTAAAGAGACTGTGCAGGATGGTAGCCAACAGTGCGGAACCATGAATGGTTCGATTAAGTGCGTAACCAAACCGCCTTATTCAAATGGCATAACTACAGCTATTTCGGCAACCTCCGAAACTCTTCCCGATGGCTCTGTTAAAGTCACGACTGTTAAGAATTCTACCAATACCGTTTGTACCGATATTAAAACGTGTACTACTTCAACTTCTACGACTACTTCTCATACAGTAACTAAACCCAACGGAACAACTACAACCGAGACAAGTTGCAAGGGCGTTTGCACGCCGAATGGTGGTGGTCTCGAAACCAACCCTACCTCTGGATCCGGTAACAACGGTTCGGGTACTGGTGGTGGTGGTACCGGCGGAAACGGAGAGGGAGAGGGCGGTGATGGCACTGCTGATGTTGCTGCTGATTGTGCTGCTGTGCCTCCCTGCGATGGTGATGTTTTCCTTTGCGCGATTCTCAAGCAGGACCATATCGACACATGCAAGCTTATGGCTGATGCAACTGCTGAACAGAAGGCGGCAGCTCGTGCAAAAACTGATGCTGCTTATGCTGATTTAGATGCCTTGCAGCTTGAAATGGACAATAAGGCCAACGGCCTTCTTGCAAAGTTTCAGTCTGAGACTTCTGGCAGTGCTCCGGGTGGCAAATGTCTTCCTGACCTTGTTATTCCAGTCCCTGGGATCACCTCTCTTAATCTCGAATTTTCTAAGACCTGTGACTCGCTTTCCTGGGTTCGTCTGGTCGTTTTGGCAGGGGCTTACCTTTTTGCCGCTCGCGTTGTTTTCAAGGAGATTTAAGCCATGTTTCAAGTCCTTGTTGCTGCATTAACTGCTGTTGCTTCCTGGCTTCTTCCCCGGCTTTTGGCCGTGGGTGGAACCGTTGTTGTTTCAGCCACGGTGCTCACGCCAATTTTCGATTATCTCCAGGGGCAGGTGTTGAGCCGGCTTAATGGTATGCCTGTCGATGCGGTCAACTTTTTTCGGTTCGTAGGGGTTTTCGATGCTGTCTCGGTGATATTTGCGGCTTATGCCATGGCCATCGGCCTCAAGGTTGCCAA